CAAGGACGAGTTCATCCAAGAGGTGAGAGGGCAGATCAATGGAATCTATCAAGCAAGCGATCAAGAAGAGATTCGTCAGTTGGTGGAGGTGGCTAAAAACGCAACTGGAGCCGCGCAACAGGCGGCGGTTGATCGACTCCACAGTGTTTATGCTTCAGACCGCCTTGGTAATAATCTTCGGCGTTATGCGACAGGTTATGCAACGGATTCGCTCAATCAGTATTCGGCGACGTTAACAGTCACCACTGCCAACGAGCAGGGAATCGACACGTTTGAATACTACGGCGACCTGATACGAGACAGCCGTGAGTTCTGCAAGAAGCACGTCGGCAAGGAATACACCACCGACGAAATCAAGAAGATATGGGAAGGGAGTTGGGCAGGCAAAGCTGCCGGAAACCCTTTCATCGTCAGGGGTGGCTACAACTGCCGCCATCAATGGCTACCGATAGTCGAGCCAGCAGGCACTGGGGATGATCCAGAGGAGCCGCCACAAGAGATACCGACAGAGCGAGCCATTCCGATCAGGAAAAAGTCGGCTGTCAAAAAAGAAATTGAGCGTCAAGCTGAGGAAGCAGCAGCGGATTCTCGGTACATAAAAATGGAGGATGGCAGAGCAGCCGTCAGATTCGCGCCATCAGGTGTTCGCCGGAATGTTTTAGAAAAGGCAAGAGCATCTTTTGGGAAAGCTGCAATTCCAGCGGCTATGTCAGATGACGGCGCATCGTTGCTGCAAGACCTTTACGGACTAGGCAACCAGATCGCTGTTAAATACAAGTTAGCAAAACTGAGGGGTGTTCGGTCAACGGGTGGCAGAGGGGCGCTGATGTCTATGGGTGACGGAATGCTGTCCGTCAATACTGACTACATCAACAAGACCGCACTGCAATCTGTTGGTATTAGCGATAGCGCAGCCAAGAAACTAGCAAGCGACAAGGAAAGGCTGGAGTCTCTGAAGACAGAGCTTGTGGTCGAGAGAGAGGCTTTGGCAGGTTTAAGGCAGAGAGTCCGTGACGGGGCGACCGAATTGACAGCCGAGTATCGAGCATCAGCGGTTGCGTTTAACAAAAAGATTGATGCGACTAATCGCTTAAACAAGAAGATACAAAAGCTCAGTGTGCCAACGCAAACCATCAACGAGGCTGCCACTTGGCGCGTGGGAGATGATCTAGCGGATAGGCCATACAACGCTTTTTATTATCTAGAAACCCCGATAGACAGAATCCGTAACACGGTCGCCCATGAAATGGCACACCACATCCACCAACAATATGCCGTCTCGACGTTTACAGATTTACACAAGCCAAGAGTCGAGGGGATTTTAGACAAGCTATGGAGGCAGAGAGGGGTGACTAGAGTTGCGCCTAGCAAGTATTCGGACACCAACCCGAAGGAATGGTTTGCGGAATCTTTCGCACTCTATGAGGTTGACAGAAAAGACCTAATAGACCCACGGATAGAGCGTCTCATTGATTTGATAAAAGACCAGACACCAATAGAACAGATCGAAAGGATAATGGGTGATATATGAGCAAAGAGTTAGATCGGGCGCTGAAGATATTAGCGACCGAGCCATTGCCAGATGATGCAGAAGACCGAATCGGTGAGCTAATGGATGAAGCCCCAGATGAGGAGCGGTTGGAGTTTCAGATGGTACTTGAAGGATTGGAACTGATAGCGCGAGAGTTGACCCTAGAAGAAATGGAGCAATAACCATGAGCAAAGAATTAGACCGAGCCAAGAATCTGGTCGCTCGCCGACCAATACCACCAGCAATTCGTCAGCTACTGGAGCCACTGGCAGCGGCTGCACCAGAAGACGAGAAGCTGGAATTCGATGACCTGTATGGAATCGTGAACGTACTGCTGCCACTACCTAAGAAAACGAGGAAAAAGAAAGATGCCGGGACATTACGGACACAGCAAGACGAAGAAGAAAAAGAAGCCGATGAACAAGCGGAAGCGAACGACTAAAAGATAACCACTAGCTGTTGACATTTCTCAGAAGCTGGTATACTCCCCCCACTCGAAAGAGGTTCGTACATGAGCGAAGAAGTCATGGAAGAAAGCACTGACACTCAACCAGTGCAGGATAACGTAGTTGAGGAAGGCAAGCGTTTTACCCAAGAGGAGCTTGATCGCATAGTTGCTGATCGAATCCAGAGGGAGAGGCGCAAGCTAGACAAGAAGCTGGAAGGCATCGACATCGAAGAAGCTCGTCAACTCATGCTTGAGCGTGAACAGGCGGCAATTGAACGCCAAAAGGAAAAAGGCGAGTTCGAGTCAGTACTGAAGCAGACTGTCGAAAAGAAGGATCTGGAGATCGCGTCTATGCGCGCAGCGTTGGAAACGACCAAAATTGACGGTGCGTTACTGACAGCGGCAAGCAGGCACAATGCTGTAGATTCTGAACAGGTGTCGCAGTTGCTGCGGAATCGTGTAAAACTCTCCGACGATGGTTCGGTTGAAGTATTAGACGATAACGGCACTGTCAGATACAACGATAAAGCCGACCCCCTCTCTGTAGATGAGTTGGTGGGTGACTTTCTTACGGCTAACCCGCATTTCGTCAGAGCCTCCCAAGGTGGCGCTGGCACAATGGGTAACGCTGGTGGCTCTACGCAGAAGCCTATATCTGTGGCTGACATGGTTCAAAACTGGGAAGACGGTGGCCGAGAGGCTTATCGTGCTCTCCGTAAGAAAGCCAAATAAACCACATTGATGATATAGGACATAACTATGGCTGCTACAACTAGCACAACCCTTGACGATCTATTTAGCGACATCATTGCCGCTGCACGTTTCACTGCTGAAGAAGAGTCCCTGATGATGGGATTGGTCACGATGTACAACATTGGTGACGAAGCTGGCAAAGTGATCCAAGTGCCTAAGTACCCCGCTGTAACTGCTGCTGACCTGACTGAAGGCACAGACTTGACCAGCACAACCGTTTCCACTTCTTCTGTAGACATCACTGTCGCTGAAGTAGGTGCGCAGGTTGTTCTGACTGATCTGGCTGCTATGGGCGCTGGCAACCCTGCTGAAGAGCTTGGCACGGTACTAGGTAACGCAATCGCTACCAAGATGGACGCAGACCTGATTGCTTTGTTTGACGGCTTCAGCACTTCCTTCGGCGCTGCCGCTCAGGAAATCACTGTGGCTGACTTGTTCAAAGCTGCTGCTACCTTGCGTAACAACAAGGCACAAGGCGACATCTTCGCAGTTGTGAACCCTTTCCAAGCGTATCAACTGAAAGCTAACCTGACCAACACCTTCGCTAACCCCAATGGTGGTGACGCGCAGAACACAGCTATGGTTAACGCTTACGTTGGAACCATCGCTGGCATCGACATCTACGAGTCATCTAATGTGACTGTTGATGGTTCTGGTGACGCGAAAGGCGCTGTCTTCTCACGCGAGGCTTTAGCTATCGCTATGAAGCGCGACTTCCAAATCGAAGCACAACGGGACGCATCACTGCGTGCATTCGAGCTTAACGCTACCGCCATCTATGGCGTGGGCGAGCTTGATGACACCTATGGTTGTGAAATGTTGTTCGACGCTACCATCTAAAGCGTTTGGATGGCCCTGCCCTGACTCTCCTCGGGGTGGGGCTATCCCTTTTTGGAGGTTCTATTGGCTATCACTTATCGCGGTGAACGGTTCGAGGGTTACAACAAACCCAAGCGCACACCAAAGCACAAAGAAAAGAGCCACGCAGTGTTGGCTAAAGAAGGCGACAAGATCCGTCTGATCCGCTTTGGCTTACAGGGTGCAGAGAACAAACCGCCACGAAAGGGTGAGAGTGAGGCAGACAAAGCTAAGCGCAGATCGTTTAAAGCTAGGTTCGCTAAGCAGATAGCAGCAGGACGCAAAGACAAGACAGCATCAGCCGCATACTGGGCTGACAAGGTGAAGTGGTAATGGCATTTTCTCAAGACTCTGATCTGGTCGCCCTTGTCCCTGACATCTTGGACTTCGGCATCACATCATTCGCTACTGAACACGCAAAGGCGCAGACAGATCTGACTCGAACCATTCGGAACGAGTGGTGGTACAAGAAGCAGATCCCCGGTGAAATGGTGCCAGCGTATCTGACGGACACCCAGTGGACTCGTTGCAACGCCTATCTGGTGTTGTGGAAGTTCGCCCTCCCCCAGCTTACGAACTGGGTACAAGATGATCGCTTTCTCAATATGATTAACTTTTACAAGCAACGCTATGACGAAGAGTTGGTGGCGGTGTTTGCTGACGGTGTTGAGTACGACGATGACAACTCGGGCACCATTGAAGATGACGAGCGCGGCATTGTGTCGTATGGACGGCTTGTCAGATGACTCAGGGTCTACCTATCAAGGTTGAGCTTCCAAAGAACATCAACCAGATAATTCAAGCGGAACGCAACAGCGTACAGAAGGGTGTAAATCGCGCTATCGGGCGTACAGCGTCACTAGGCAAGCAGATCATCCTCCGCAGAACAAAAGCGGGAGACGGCTTCGAGGGGACGTTCAAGGGCTATTCTGGCGCTTACATCAACGCGCTAGAACGCAAGGGATTCCCGACCAGCCCTGTGGACTTGTTCGCAACGGGCCAAATGTTAGGCTCGATGCAGGTTGAAACGCTCAACCGTCGCACTGCGCGCATCTACTTCTCCAACCCAGAGGCATCCAAGAAGGCAGCGTTCAATAACAGAACCCGTCCGTTCTTTGGTTTCAACGATAAAGAAGAAGATCGCTTGGGTAGGTTCTTCCGCAAGGAGTTCAACCGATGAGCGTGAGAGAGAGCATTGCAGGCAACTTGGTTACAACTCTACAGGCAGTAACCACGCCAACAGATATTAAGTTCGTGACCCGAGAGCCGTTCGACTTTGACAAGTTGAGCAACGCCCAATACCCAGCGGTTTTGGTCAGAACGACAAACGAGAATAGGGAAGACGGAACTGTGGGTGGCAGCATCACTCAGCGGTTTGGCACAATTGATTATCAGCTTGTCTGTTATGTGAAAGGCTCAGGCTTGGATCAGGCAAGAAATAACATAGTCGAGTCTATTGAAGAAAAGCTCGACGAAGACAGATCTCGCGGAGGCCATGCAATTGACACTCAGCTTGTCAGTGTGGAATCCGACGATGGCAGTATTGCCCCAGTAGGTGGGGTGATCTTAACGGTACGCATTGAGTACCAATACACTCGTGGAACAACCTAAAGGGGTTATATCATGGCAACGACTAAAGGCTCAAGCGGCGTAGTCAAACTGGCGGTGAGCGGCGGCAGTGTCGCTGCTATGGGTGAAGTTCGCAGCTTCACACTTTCAGAATCAGCAGACACGATAGAAGACAGCGTGATGGGCGATACCGCTCGCACATACTTGTCCTCTCTGACTTCTGCCACTCTCTCTATGGAGGTCTATTGGGACGACGCTGACGCAGTTCAGCTAGTTATGGACTCAGGTGCAGGCTTGATTTTTGAGTTGTACCCAACGGGCACAGGCACTGGCGAGAAGTATTACAGTGGCGGCGGCGTACTGACTAGTAAAGAAATAACAGCATCCTTTGATGGTATGGTTGAGGGCACGTTTGAGCTACAAGTCTCAGGCGCTGTAACTGAAGCCACTGCATAAGGATTCCCACAATGGGATTAGCTAAAGAACTAAGAAACAGAAGACAACTGAATGCGCGGAAGATAGAGGTCGAGGCATGGGCTGATCCAGATGGACAGCCCTTTGCTATGTACTGCTTCCCGATTACTTGCTACGACGTTAATGAGCTACAAAAAAAACACCCTAAGTTCATGGAAAACACCACGATGGCGGCAATGATCGACCTTATTGTGATGAAGGCCAGTGACCAAGAGGGAGGGCGTTTGTTCACGTCAGCAGAGGACAGAATAGATTTGCTTGGAGAGGAAACAAGCGTTATTTCCAGCATTGCCGAGCAGATGTTTGCTGAGATCCAGACGGTAGAGGATCAGGAAAAAAACTGATTGCCGATTCGTTGAGGTTTAACTTGATAGCCTTGGCGGATCGGTTACACATCAGTATTGGCGAAGCCGAGCAAATGCCCCTCTCTGAATTTAATGAGTGGGCGGCATTTTTTAAGATAATGAGCAAGAGGCAGGACGATGGCTGAGCAGCAAGTCAATATCATAATCAGAGCGCTGGACAAGACCAAGAAAGGGTTTGGCTCAGCAACAAAAGGTCTGAAAGCGATAACTGGCTCTGTTCTCAACATGAAGACCGCTATCGTCGGCGCTGTTGGTGCTGGTGGTTTCGGTGCCCTGATAAAGTCATCTATCAATGCAGGCGACGAACTAGCTAAAACTGCAGACAAGTTGGGGGTGACAACTCAGGCGCTGGCTGGGTTACGTCACGCAGCAGAGCTTACAGGCGTTTCTACGGGCACGATGGACATGGCCCTGCAAAGGTTCACCAGACGCGCTGCGGAAGCTGCTAAGGGCACTGGAGAGGCCAAGGGAGCACTTCAAGAGCTAGGCATTGACGCTGAATCTTTGGTCCGCCTCCCCCTAGATGAACAAATGAACATTGTGAGCGATGCCATGCAAGGCGTCGGCACACAGGCTGACAGAGTTCGTCTAGCCATGAAGTTGTTTGACAGTGAGGGTGTGGCGCTAGTCAACACGTTGGGCGGTGGTTCTGACGCGCTCAAGCAGATGACTGAGGAGGCTGAACACCTTGGTCTGACCCTTAGCAGAACAGACACCGCTCAGATGGAGATGGCAAACGATTCCATCACCCGTTTGATGGGCGTATTTAAGGGTTTAACCAATCAGCTTGCCGTGGCTTTCTCCCCAGTTATCACGTTTGTATCGGATGCGTTTAGGCAGGCGGCATTAGACTCGACGGCATTCGGCAACATAGGGCAGAAAGTTGCTATTGCTGTTGCTAAGGCGTTCGGAACAGTGCGTCAAATCATGCACGCTGTTGAGATTGTGTTTAAGTCGTCTCAGTTAGCGGTTATGGAGATGGCTAACGCTATCGGCAGCAATTTGATACCCCCGTTGCAGGCGTTTATCAACATCTACAATAAGATTGCTGAATTTCTTGGTGTGCCGCTTATCACTGAAAGCGCTGCTCAGATTATGGGCAATCTTCCCGAAGACATTGCAGCTCTGGAGAAAGAGCTTGCTGTTCTCAAAACAATGAACCCCGGACACGAACTGTCTGAGTCTATGCAAGAGTTCATCATCGCCAACAGAGAGGTGGCTCAGTCTGTTGCTGATGTGAAAGACGCTATCGCTGAAGCTGGCGCTGGTGATACTGGTAAGCCTACGATCTTCGACAGATTGAATCAGAGCTTCATTGACCTAGAAAATAAGCTGCCAACTGTCCAGCAAAAGATGGATGATCTAGCAAAGACCACGATGAAGAATATGAGCGACAGCTTGATGGGCGTAGTCAAGGGCACGGTTAAGCTAAAGGACGCATTCAAGCAGATGGCGGCAAGCCTAATAACGCAGGCCATCCAACTGTTTGTTATTGACAAGATTACTGGCGGCTTTTTGTCATTTGCTAAGGGTTTAACGGGCAAGGCCATCGGTGGTTCCGTTCAGTCTGGTCAGCCGTACATGGTTGGAGAGCGTGGGCCAGAGATATTCGTGCCCAACCAGTCGGGGTCTATCGTCCCTAACAAGAAGATGGGCGGGGGTGTCACTGTGATAAATAACGTAGACGCTCGCGGATCTGGCGCTGATGTAGACCAGAAGATCAAATCCGCTATGGCCCAGACCAGTCAGCAGACTATAATGACAATCCAAGATTTGATGCGAAGGAGAAGGCTTCAGTGACCACATTTGCATTCCCTAGCATTACTCCCACAAGCAACACGTTTGAGCTTGTAGCCAATACCCGCACGTTTCAATCGCCGCTGACAAATGCTGTGCAAACCTCATCACGCAAAGGTTCGCTGTGGCGAGCCAGTTTGCAATTCGCAAACTTGTCTGGTGATGATCGTAAAGAGATGCAAGCATTCTTGGTGAAGCTAAATGGGCAACAGCACCGGTTTACTGTGCAAGACCATTCTTTCACTCGTAGAGGAGCGGGGGGTGGCACCTTGTTGGTCAATGGTGGTACCCAATCGGGAACCAGTTTGGTTTGTGATGGCGCAACTGCCAGCGTTAACAACTATTTGCGAAGCGGGGATATGATTTCGTTTAACTCAGAGCTGCATATGGTGGTGGCAGACGCAAACTCAGATGCTTCTGGAAACGTCACCTTGTCTATAGCTCCACCGATTAGAAAGACTCCAGCAGATAACACGATTATTGAGTACACAACACCGAAAGGTGTCTTCATGCTTGCTGGGCAGGCTTCATGGGATACGCAGACAGACATCACCTCCAGCTTTAACGTAGAGGCTGTGGAGGACGTTTTAGCATGAGTCGAGGCTTTCCATCAAACGTACTAGCGGCGCTGTCATCGCAGCACGTCGCGCTTGTGACGTTTGCCAAGCTACAGTTCCCATCCGGTACTGTTTATCTGCACAATTCAATCGGCACCTATACTTGGGGCGGTCAGGATTGGTTGGGTGTTGGGGATTTGGGAGAGATTAGCCAGATTGAAGAGGGCGCTGACATTAGCCCCTACAAAATCACACTCTCGCTATCTGGGTTGGATGCGACCATTTCAGGCGCTGCCTTAACAGAAGACTACTACATGCACCCGGTAACTGTTTATTTGGGCGCGTTAGATGCTGATGACGCACTCCTCGCTGACCCCACGGTGGTGTGGGAGGGCGCTATGGACCAGATGGATGTGTCGATAGGCGCTGATAGTGGAGATGTGATTTCTCTAACAGCAGAGTCAGAGTTGGCGCGTTTTGACAAAGCGTGCAACAGAAAATACACCGACTCACAGTTGCAGAACGACTTTTCAGGTGACTTAGCTTTTGAGTTCATGGCGGACATAGAGGGCGCGAAGATTCGATGGGGTGACGCGAATTCTGACTCGGTTGCTGGCGGTACAAAACCGAATAGGTTTTCTGATGACGATTTTGGATTTCGTGATTTGTACAGATGAGAGTTCACGCTGCGCTCAACAAGTGGGACCGTCGTCAGTTCCAATATGGCGATGCTGACTGTTGTCAGTTTACGGCTTTCATTGTCAAAGAGTTAACCGGCAAGGATTACTCAGAGAAATTTCAGTACGAGTCAGCGGCACAAGC